GGTTCGTTATCTACGGCGTCATTGGAAGATATGTGTGACGCTAATCCTCTTTACAGTACCAGTTGTTCTGGCTACGCTGCAGCATATTTGGCGCAACAATGCGGAATATCAGCACTATACGATACCTCCTGCTCAGGATATGCCGCTGCCTATTTGGCACAACAGTGTGGATTAAATGCTCTTTACAATACACAATGTTCGGGATATGCAGAAGCATACTTTAATCAACAGTGTGGATTAAATCCTTTATATGATACAGATTGTTCAGGGTATGCTGTTGCTTATTTTGCTTACGAATGTAGTAGAGATGCTTTATATGATTCGGGATGCGATGGATATTGGGAAGAAGTAGCTTATCAAGAGTCATTATTAGTTGTAAATGATACATCATTAAATGATGAATCAGATATGTATGGATATGATGTTGACACTGTAGCTCAATCCTTGGGCTACGAATCAGAAGATGAGTATTATGGATACGATTATGATGACTATGATTATGATGGTGGGACTGATACTGACTATTACTATGATGACGACCCTTATTTGTACGACGATTTCTCAGATCAAGAGTGGTATGAGATTGATATCGCAGAGTTCGGACAGGAATTAGTAGACGAGTGGTATGGTACAGAGATAGAATTTACAGATGATGGTGCCATTGTCTGGGAAGAAGATGAATTCGTTTACGAGGAATTCGTTGAGGAAGAAGTATTCTGGGCAAGTATTGATGCAGCTATGGATGCCTTCGATGCAGAAACTGAATTTGACATTTCTGAGGAGACATTCTTATGGGAAGAGGAAATCTTCTCAGAAGATGAAATCGAGTTAATAAACGAAATAGAATATGAAGACTTAGAAGAGCTAGAAGAAATATTCCTAGAAGAACTAGACTATGAAGAAATGGAGTTAGCTCAAGTATTACTAGACGAAATAGAAGTGTACATACTACAAGAAGAAACTGGACTAGAACTAATCAGAGAAGAAGACTGGACTCCCGAAGAAGAACTAGATTTATATGAAGATACTCTAGAAGATTTTGAAAGAGACGCTTTAGAAGAGCTAGAAGAAGAAATTTACGAAGAATTTGTAGATGAAATAGATGAAGATGCTCTAGAAGAACTAATCGATGAAGAGCTGGAAGAAGAACTTATAGATGACGAAGATTTAGAAGATGAAATAGAAGAAGAATTTTTCGAAGAAGCTGAAGAAAAGGAATTAGAGGTTGAAAATAAGAGAGAATCAAGAGCCTCTAGAATAGTTGCAAGAACAAAGAGAGCAACTACTTCTCCTACTCAGATAGTAGCAGCAAGTAATAGTTCTAGTTCTACTACTATGGTTGCATCTTCGAGCGGGGTCTCAACGAGCCAGAGTATGCAAGAACAAAGTGGAGGCCAACAGCAACAACAAGGCCAGCAGCAACAAGGACAGCAGCAACAACAAAGCCAAGGAGGAGCATCATACGGCGGGTCTAGTCAAGAAGTACAAGTAACAGAACAAATAACACAGGAAATAGCAATCAATGAAAGCACAAACACGAATGGAGCTACGAATAATAATTTTAGTACTAATAATGATAACAGTACAAACTTTATTGCTGATGTCAACAGTGGCGGAGTAATTAATAATGAGACACAAGATTATGGTGGGAGTGTTACTACTACCCCCGTGGTTACTAATAATTTCGATAATATTGGGCAAGTTAATGTGGCAGCAGTAGAGCCGCCCGTAGAAGCAGAAGTAGAAGAAATTAATGTAGATACAAGTTTCGCTGATGTAAGTGTAGAATTTGAACAAACGTTCAACGATGCACTCGGAGCGGGACAAAGTATAGGGCAGTTTCTAAGTAATACTGCTCCTAATTTTTCAAGATTTAATGTGGAGCCACCCACAATAGAACAATCAAATACAATAGCAGCGGTAGAGTCCTTGGCGGACAGAGTTGGTGTAGAACAGGCACAAGCAAATTTAGAAGCACAGTTTGAAAGTATGGAAGAGACAGGAGGTTTCGGAGATCAAACAGTAGCAGTAGCATTTATAGGATATGCACCAGGATTTAGTGCTTACACTGACCAAGCACAATTAACAGATAGACCTTTTTATAGGGACGTGGGATTGCCAAGCCCAGATACAGTGGATAATAATTTCGGTTTTTATATGATGGCAGGAAACGCTGATAGAAAGCTAAGGGCAATGAGGAGATAATATGGCTGAAGTAGAGTATAAAGGTATAAAAGTAGGGGGTAGTAAACTTCTTATAATTATTCCATTTATAGGCACAGTTATTGGTGGTCTATGGGGCGGATTCGAATTATACGATAGACTTCTAGACGCAGAAAATAAACTCAATAATTTACAGCCTGCAGCAATTACTGCCGAAATGAATAGACTTGAATCAGTATATACTGTAATTAGAGAAGATTTACAAGGCGATATTGATGCAGTAGGAAGACGAGTAGATTTTAATACTTCTCAAATAACTATAGCGCAAGATGACTTAGGGGCACTTACACGCCTATCTGAAAGAATGTCTGACCAAATGGACAATGTAGATGAAGCAGTAAACGAATCATTAGACTTAGCTAGAGATGTAGAGAGTAATGCTACGGAAACCCAAAGAGAAGTACGAAATGATGTGTATGAGATGGAAAATCAAATGCAAGAACGGTTCAGGGAGATGGATGACCTGATTAGAGAAATAAGAGACGAATTAGAGGATAGAATCGAAACAATTCTAGAGAATCCTTTAAATGATGTCGAGTAAATTGGAGAAAAGTATGAAATTGAAAACACTATCGGCAGCTATACTACTTTCATGTAGTGCCACCGCATTTGCTCAAGATCATGGTCACGGCCATGGACATGGGCATGCACATATGGGTCCAACAGTTAGCTGTACTGATATGGCTACACCACCTTGGGCCGGGCTACCTGATTCGGATCGTAAACAAATAAGCTTTCTACAAAAGGAACTTGCTCCTCTAAACACGCCTGGAGCTGCTATGGCCGCTGGGTTCAATCCAGTATTAGGAGATATTCCTGGAATGGGTGTACATTATATAAATATCGGTCTAGCTTTGAGAGGAAAAGAAGTGGATGCTAATACACCAGACCAACTTCTATTCTCTAATATAGACGGCCAAGATCAGCTTGTAGGCGCAGCCTATTCGTTTGTCGATGTGCCAGATACTAAAGTGCCTTTACCCTTCGATAGTGATTTAGCGGCCTGGCACGATCATCCACAATTTGCTGAAGATGGACAGACCTTGCATATGATACACGTTTGGTTCGTTCCATCATCTAACGGGCCGTTCGCTGGTCTTAACTTCTGGCTACCATACGAATCTGCAGGTATTGAGATTCCTAACCCTTGTTGGATGGCTAATGAAGAAGATGCTGATCGAATCAGAAATGTCTCATTTGCACTCGTAGACCCAGAGTTTGAACGTGAAGATATGATTGCAGCATTAGATACCGCTGCTAAAAATGATGACCGAGAGGCTTGGGCTACAGCAGCAGATACTTTTATTGCTGACCTGAGCCCATATGAAGTTAGACAAGTGCAGGGATTACTAGGAGTTCTAGGATTAAATCAAATGTCCTCAGCTGAACGAGAGGCAGCAGGAATCCCTCAGCCAGGGTTTGAAGTAGAAGTAGAGGAGTTAGTTAATGAATAAATTTTTAGGACTATTATTGTTAGTGCCGACCTTGGCCTTTGGCCACGGAAAGCTTTTAGAAACCACTCCGGCAGCTGATTCAACTGTTGGCAAAGCAGAAGAAATAGTTTTACGTTTTAATCAAAATGTAAAACTAATGAAATTTGTAGTAGCTTCTGAAGATGGAAAAGAGCTTGAGACCTGGTTTAAAAGACCACATCAAGGCGTTTGGCCAGAATATACTATTCCAACCGCTCCCTCGACTTTAGTTTCAGGTGCATATACTGTAAACTGGGCTATTATAGGAGAGGATGGACACACTATGGCAGATAGTTTTACTTTTAACGTAGAGTAATGTAGTATGAACAGAGAAAGATTATACAAGCAGCTGAAAGAAGATGAGGGTGAAGTCTGTAAAGTTTATAGAGACCATTTAGGTTATTTAACTTTTGGAATCGGACATTTAATTACTCAGAAAGACCCAGAGGCTGAGTGGCCTTTGGGAACTCCTGTAAGTGAAGAAAGAGTAAGAGAGTGTTTCGACAGGGACGTTGAAACATCTATTACTGAAATCAAATTTTTAGTGAAAGACTTCGATGATAAACCAGACATAGCACAAGAAGTGCTAGTTAATATGCATTTTAATCTAGGACATTACAGGTTATCACTATTTAAGAATTTTCTGAAAGCGATAGAAGGAAACGACTGGATGGAAGCCGCAAAAGAGGGGAGAGATTCCAAATGGCACAAACAAGTAACGAATCGAGCAGAAAGACTAATGACCAAATTGGAAATGATTTAGAGACCAAGTATGAATTATTAGCACAATGCATACGCTCTGATCAATTATCTGCTGCACAGGTATGGCAAGAATTTAGGCAAGACCCAATCTTTTATAGATGGTTTAAATCAAAGCATGGCCTACTCAAATGATTAAAACAATTAAAGAACCTGGAAAAATAGAAGAGGTAATCGAACGTGAGAAGAGGGATAAAAAGAAAAGATCACGAAAAGCTATCAGAGAAAAATATACAAGAGACGATAGAACTTTTGGAGTCTGGGAAGCAATTTACAAAAAAGGAAGCATGCCAAAAACTGAACATAGCGTACAATACTACACGCCTAAATAATATACTAGCGGAACACCGGGAACGAATAGATTTTAGAGAGAAGAGAAAATCTCAAAATAGAGGCAAACCTGCCACTCCCTATGAAATCACCGAAAGTATAGTAATGTATCTAAATCAAGAACCAGTATCATCAATAGCTAGTTCTTTATTTAGATCCTCTTCTTTTGTAAAAAGTATTTTAGATAGGATTGGCGTACCTGAAATTCCTACAAAAGAAGAACAAAGTAAAGTACAGGAATGGAAATTTCCTTTACTACCTGAAAAAATGTACTCAACACATTTTGAAGAGGGAGAAATGGTTTGGTCTGCAAAGGATTGCGGGCTAGCAAAAGTGCTTTCAGAAATAACTCACGAAAATGTTTCAGGAGTACCATATAAAACCCATATAGACTACGAGAAAGTATACGGAAGTAAGGCGTATAAAATCTATGTAATAGAAAAGGGGGACTTCTCTGATACATTTTTCCCTTATGTAACCGTGGGAGGGCATTACTCAAGTAGTCTTGCCCATGATTTAGGAAAGCTAGACCACTTGATAGATGCAGGAGTAGACCTATCAAGGTTGTAAAAAATAATTCTTGACAATTATGTTGAAAATTTTATATAATATAGTTGATATTTGAACAATAACCAAGGAGTACAAGCATGGCTTGGGACGACGAAAAGAAAGAAGCAGTAATACAGGCATACGAAGGTGCCGATCCTACACCAGAAACAAGTGTAGAAATTGTAAAAGAAATCGCAGAAGAGTACGAAGAATCTCCTAATGGAGTTCGTATGATTCTAACCAAAGCAGGAGTTTACATTCGAAAAACTGCTGCAGCGGGTACATCAAACGGCAGCGCATCTCCACGCGTTTCAAAAGCCGATGCACAACAAGAACTCATTGCCGCATTAACTTCCGCAGGTCAAACTGTTGATGAAGATATTGTTAGCAAATTAACTGGCAAAGCTGCAAAGTATTTTGCCGGTGTCATAAGTTCTGTAGCCTAATTCTAATACTATAACTATACACTGACTTGTTCAGTGTATAGTTGTGTTTAACTTTAACACCTTTTAAAAAGTGCAGTAAAAAATTTTACTAACCTACACTAAAGGAGTTAATAGTGAAAAAGCAGGAATTACGCGCTCTAGTTGCAGAGTATGGAGATGCTGTAATTACTTACAGAAGTCAGAACTCTAAGAAGCTGAAATATAATGTGTGCACGTTGGATTTTAGTACGCATTACATTGCCTGTAAAAAAAGTAGAGCTAAAGAAACAGCGGATACCTTGCTGTTTTTTTGTTGGGATACAGATTCCTATAGGCTCCTGAGACCAGAAAGTGTCACAAGTGTAGTTCCTTTAGCATCAATTTTAAAGAACTGATATGGATATACACAACGCTCCAGAAGAATATACTAAAGTTATTTATTATGACCAGGATAGAGAAGAACAAGTTCGTTTAATAGTAAGTACTTTTAGATATGTAGAGTATTTAAGTATACGAAAATACTATTTAGATTTTAATGAAGAATGGAAACCTTCCAATGTAGGAGTAACAATTCCTATGAGTATAGAAACTTCTCAGGAACTATTTATAGCCCTGGTTGAGATTCTCTCCCTAGCAGAAAGTAAAGGCGTTATAGAAGAACACTTTAAAGATTTAATTAACGATATCTATATTTAATTCTTGACTATTTCCTTAATTTATTTTATAATATCTGTAAAATAATAGGAGTCTTTATGCACAAATTTTTAGACAGAGCTAGTAAACTCTATTACGAGGGCACACCAATCATTAAAGATCACGAGTTTGATGCCCTCGCGAAAAAACATGATTATAATAAAGTGGGACACACAGTTACCGATGGTGTGCCTCACTATTTTTCTATGCGCTCCTTACAGAAAGTATTTGATCTAGCGGATGCTCCTGATTGGTATAATCAAGGCCATGAAGTTGCTTGTAGTCCAAAACTAGATGGAGCCGCAGTATCTTTATTATATATAAACGGAAAACTAGAGCAAGCCCTTACCAGAGGCGATGGTAAAGTTGGCAGAGATATAACAGATAAGATGCGGATAGTAGTTCCAAATAAATTTTTATTCGCATCTACTGGTATAGTACAATTAACTGGAGAAGTAGTTGCTCCAAAAGAAGTACCTAATTCAAGAAACTATGCTGCAGGTGCATTAAACCTAAAGAGTCTTGAAGAGTTTGCCTGTAGACGAATACAGTTTGTTCTTTATGGAGCAGGCCCAAATACCAAACCTACTTGGACTCAAGAAATGGAACACTATGCAAATACAGGATTTGTCACAGTATTAGAAGATGTTGCAATTACTTATCCAACAGATGGATTAGTATATAGATTAGATAATTATGAAAAACACCATATGCAGGGATTTACTTCTCAGCATCCTAGAGGTTCTTTTGCTCTCAAATCAGATAAAACTGCCTCTGGTATAACTCGCATAAATAAAGTAGTTTGGCAAGTAGGCAAAAGTGGAAGAATTAGCCCAGTAGCTATTCTAGAGCCGGTACAAATAGGAGATGCTATAGTACGTAGAGCAACTCTACATAATATCAATATTATAGATGAATTAAATTTAGAAATTGGATGTGAAGTAGAAGTAATCAGGTCCGGAGAGATTATTCCTAGAATAGTTAGAAGGATTAATTAATGCTTCAAGTATTAAATTTATACGCAGGTGTAGGCGGAAATAGAAAACTTTGGGAAAATGTAGATGTTGTTGCAGTTGAAAATCAACAGAATATTGCAGAGTGCTATGAACGTCTATATCCAGACGATACTGTATTCGTAGAAGATGCTCATCAGTTCTTATTAGATACTTATGATGTAGTAGACTTTATATGGAGCAGCCCCCCATGTCAAACTCATTCAAAGATGTCCAGGATTCAAAAGGTAAAGAAGTATGCTGACATGGCATTATACGAGGAGATTTTATTTTTAAAACACAACTTCAAAGGAGGTTGGGTAGTAGAAAATGTAAAGCCTTATTATACTCCATTAATTTCACCTACAGCAGTAGTAGGCAGACATTACTTTTGGAGTAACTTTCCTATTGTAGCTGATGAAGTTCCTCAACCGGAAGGATTCATAATGAAAACCAGTTTAGAAGGTAAGAAAGACTTACAGAATTGGCTAGACATTCATTTTGAAGATAAATTATATTACAGAGGAAATCACGATCCTGGACAAGTTTTACGAAATTGTGTACACCCTAAACTAGGTAAACAAATATTGGATTGCTATGAAAATATTAATAGCATGTGAGTACAGTGGAAGAGTAAGAGATGCTTTTACAGAGAAAGGGCATCAAGCCACTAGCTGTGACCTTTTACCTACAGAGACACCTGGAAGCCATTATTTAGGAGATGTAAGAGATATACTCCATAAGGGTAATTGGGATATGATGATAGCCCATCCTGAGTGTACTTATATCTGCTCTAGTGGGTTGCATTGGAATAAACGAATTGAAGGCCGCGCAGAAAAAACAGAAGAAGCATTAGAGTTTATAACAGAGCTGTGGCAATGTGGTATTCCAAAAATTTGCATCGAAAACCCAGTAGGTTGCATAAATACTAGGCTAGACTTTATGCCTAAGCCTCAGTATATACAGCCATACCACTTTGGAGAAGATGCTAGTAAGAAAACTGGTTTATGGCTAAAAGGTTTGAAACCCCTAAAACCAACAGAACTAGTTGAAGGTAGAAAAGTAGTAAAGAACGGAAAAATATACCGAAGGTGGTCGAATCAAACTGATAGTGGGCAAAGCAACCTGGGACCTAGTAAAACCCGAGGTAAAGACAGGTCATTGACCTACAAAGGAATAGCTTATGCTATGGCACATCAATGGGGTTAATAACCTTTAAAAAAATAATTCTTGACTTTTATCTCAAAACTTTAGTATAATATACACTTCAATCAAAAAGGATTAAACAAGTGGAAAAAATTCAAGTACCTAGCAACTGCCCTTCGTGCAATTCTATACTTGAGTGGGTAAATGATTTATTGTTCTGCAAGAATGATAATTGCTCCACCAAATCAGCTAAAAAAATTCAGCACTTTGCTAAAACGCTATATATCAAAGGACTCGGTCCGAGGTCTATAGAAAAACTAGGTCTAAGTAGTATAGTTGAATTATATTATTTGGATGAAGTTAGTGCTTCTTTAGCTCTTAATTCAGAAAAACTAGGTAATAAATTACTTAAAGAGATTGAAAATTCAACCAAAGCCCCTGCAAATTTACTGCTACCAGCTTTCAGTATTCCCTTAGTGGGAAGAACGGCGGCAGGAAAACTTTCAGCTGTCTGCAGAAGTATGTATGATATAACTGCGGAATCTTGTAAGAGAGCGGGACTCGGGCCAATAACGACCGATAATCTACTGGCTTGGTTAGAAACAGATTTTTTAGATATAGCAAACTATCTTCCCCATGATATGCTTTTCGAGCAAAAGAGTGAAAGCTCTACTGTGGGGGTAATCTGTTTGTCAGGAAGCCTCTCTAGTTATAAAACTAAAGCAGAAGCTACCGCAGAATTAGAAAGTCTGGGTTACGAAGTCAAAAGCTCCGTAACAAACGATGTTACTATTCTGGTTAACGAGACCGGAGTAGAAACCGCAAAAACCTTAAAAGCCTTAGATAAAGGCATACAAATTGTCACTAATCTTAAAGATTATATTGGAGAAAAACATGGCAGTTCCTAAGTGGAATGACGAGCGTACCGACGCGCTCACAACGTTTGTAGGAGACGAGACTCCTGTATCTCAAGCTACAGTAGCTGACGCTGCTGCTAATCTTGAAACTTCAACCCGTTCAGTTTCTAGTAAACTGCGTAAAATGGGTTACGATGTAGAACTTGCTTCTACAAATTCTAGCAAAGCATTTTCTGACGTACAGGAAGACATTCTAGAGTCGTTTGTAAGCGACAATAGTGGTCAATATACTTACGCAGAAGTAGCTGAAAATTTTGCCGATGGCAAATTCACAGCAAAGCAAATCCAAGGCAAAATCTTGTCTATGGAATTAACTGGTCATATCAAGCCGACTCCCAAGCCGGAAACTGTTAAGACCTATTCTGACGCTGAAGAAGCTAAGTTTGTTGCGCTAGTAAATGAAGGCGCTTTTGTTGAAGCAATCGCAGAAGCCCTTGGTCGCTCAGTAAATTCTGTTCGTGGTAAGGCTCTTAGCCTCCTTCGTGCAGGAACTATTGCTGCGATTCCCCGCCAGGAAACAACTAAGTCTGGCACACGAGTTGACCCATTGGCAGAACTAGCTGATGTTGAGTCAATGACTGTTGAAGAAATCGCCACTGAAATCGGTAAGACCGTACGAGGAGTAAAAACTATGCTTACTCGACGTGGTATTTCTGCAGCTGACTACGATGGTGCATCTCGAAGAGAGAAAGCTGCCGCAGCTCAGTAATTAGTTGACTGATAAGTGCTAAGGTTCGCCTTGGCACTTATTTTTTTGTTCGGGGGAACACATTGAATATTGCTAGTGCTTTATTAAAGCAGATTCTTGATGCACAGGATTTCGAGACCTGGAGCGTTTTACGAAAGCATTATCTACCCTCCGAATATCATACCTTATACAGTGTAATCAATAAACACTGTGACGAATATCACAAACTCCCCAAGTTCGATGACCTTAAGTACTCAATTCGTGACGGCAGTACAAAAGAAAAATTATTTGCTGTAAATAATGTAGAAGTCGAAGCAGAAGCTGAGATGCTTCTTCAATATTTAAAGAATGAGTATACCCAAAAAGAAGTATTAAATGAACTTGAGAAGTATGTAGACAATAGTGTTGCATTTGAAAATGCAGAAGAAACACTCTCACATCTTCATGAAATTGTTCTCCGCATAGAGGACAAAGTAGAGCT